GCAGTGGACTTGCCAGTGAGTGTATCTACTACGAGGGTACTCATGCTAAGTCTCCACAACTTTTATAGGTTACAGGGTCACTGTCTATTGTAGACGCATCTATATTAAAACATCTAAATTGAGGTGTTCCTGTAGTTTGCAGTTGAGCTGGCAAATCAATAGCAGAAAAATTTCCTACGGCTACAGTCAGTCCAGCAGGAGTATGGTGTATGCTTGAAAAATTAGAAGTGCAGGTAAATGCATAGCTTCCTGTACCATTATCAGTAACACTAGACACATTGAACGAGTCGTTGATACCAATAGTTCCTGAACCATCTAAGTTGCACCATTGTTTAGTAAGACCCTGTATAATACTAGTTGTAGCAGCACCCCCATCAGATGTTGCTACAGCATTAGTGCCTACGGTGTGAACACCTGTAACTGCAAGGGTAGAATCAAGAGTAACTGCACCATCTACATTTAAAGTTCCATTTATTGTGGAATTCGCACCGCTCAAAGTTAAGGCAGTAGATGTACCGCTTGTTCCTTGAATATTATCTACTTTGATTCTACTCATATGACCGCCAACCTCCCGCCAGATTCGATGGTTAGAGTCACACCACTGCCCACGGCAAAAGTTCCTGTCACGTTGGCGTTCTCTGTTGCCAGTATGGTTATGTCAGAGGTCAACGACTGTGCATTGGTGCGAATAGCACCCCCTGCCTTAAAGTTGCCTTTATTCTCTGCGGCAGGAGTAATCGTTGCACCTTGAGGGGCAAGATAGTTTACGAAGATATTGCCTGTGCCACTAGAGGGTGCTGCTGTAAATGTCAGGGTAGTGCCGTCAGGAATGGTGTAGGCTGCGGTGTCTTGCACAACACCATCTACAGACACAAGCACATCCTGCACAGAAGACACTGCGGTGGTCAGAGTAAAGGTGGTGTCACTGCCATCACCGTTAAATCTTTGTACGGCTACGGTGCTTTGGAAGTTATCTGCTGTTTGTTGACCAATATACGGCATTAGGTGATCTCCATGTAACTCATGGTAACGGAGAGCTTGTCAGCGACAGAGGCATCTATTTTTATAATATCTCCAACATTCAGTATTAACTTGTTGCCTCCCATAATTTCCACGGTGGCTCCTACAGGAATGGGTATATCCTTTACGATATGCGCTGTTGTGTTCTGAGTCTGGCTAGTTTGAGTTGTGGTACTAACAAGCTGTACTGTCCCAGTAACTTGCGCTGTGTGTACATTGGCAAGCGTTAGTCCAAGAACAACCACTGTGCTACCGCTCTGCACCGTATACAAAGTCTCCGGTGAACCAGATGAAGCGGGGGCAACATCTCTTGTTATAACTTTAAACGTATTAGCCATCTAAATCTCCATCAGCCCAACGCGATTGCAAGCGCCGTAGCCTCATCCGCTGCCGCTGTAGCTGTTGTTGCACCTATATCAGATAGCACTTCTGAAGCAGATCTACCTTCGATAGACGTACCATCAACTCGCAAGAAATCGTTGTCTGCCACCCCAGATGTAAATTTAGCAACATTGGTGTTTGAAATGCCTGTGTCTAATACAGCAGCGGTGCCTAATCCAATATCTGACCTTACTTCTGATGCGCTCCTGCTTTCCAAACCATCTGCTGTAAACCGCGCAAACTCATCGTCTGCTACGGAGGAGCTATCAATCTTAACAGCGTTAGTATTAGATATACCAAACGTCAGTGACGCCTGTGCGCCAATGTCTGATAGAACCTCTGATGTAGATCTGCTTTCTAATCCGTTAGCGGTAAATCTTGCAAACTCGTCATCCGCTACAGAGCTACTGTCGATTTTTACAGCGTTGGTGTTTGATATACCGAATGTCAGGGATGCTTGTGCGCCAATATCAGACAATACTTCTGATGCAGATCGACCTTCTATGTCAGTGCCGTCAACTCTTAGAAAGTCATTGTCAGCAACACCAGAAGTAAACTTGGCAACATTGGTGTTTGATATTCCAGTGTCCAATACAGCCGCTGTGCCAAGCCCCAATGATGTTCTAACAGTGGCTCCAGTTTCTAAAACAAAGTTAGACCCGTCTCCTACAATAAAACCACTGTCTGTGACGGCAAGCCCTGCTACATCCTGAAGCTGCTGATCCAACCGTGCGTTTGCTACAGTTCCACTTGCGAGATTACTGGCGTTCAATGCAGTAAGCGCACTACCGTTGGCGGCTACTAGGTTACCACTTGCGTCCAAGAAGGACATCTTTTCTGCTGGCAACGTGCAGAATATAGTCCTAGTTCCTGAACTCCAACTAACCGCGCTATCGCTGTTACTGGATTGAAGTATTGTTGTTCTAGCTAAGGTCGTACCTGATGATGTGTAAGTGCCAACGCCTATCTCAAAGTCAGAGCCGTCAGTGCAGCAATAGAAAGTCGTGTTGCTATTGCCAATAACACTGAACGCTTCAAAACCAGTAACTGCACCAGCCAGAGTATATGTACCCGTGCCTGTGGTGGTTGTGGTTTCTTTTACCCTGTCTTTAAGAACAAGTGCCATTACTTCAACTCAATCGTAAGGTTGCCAGCATTTATCCGAAAGATGTCACCAGAGGCTACGGTCTTGCTGGCATCAAGTGCGCCAACAAACAGAATGTTCCCGCCTGAAGAAGCATCTGCAACAAAGGAGTGGGTTATGGTGTTGTTTGTCCCACCTGATGCAGGAAACTCAATATTAGCTGCATTTACTGCCGTCTGAGTATCTGTAGAATCAGAGCCTATAGTTGTCCAGTTTGATGCTGTAACTTGCTGTCTTGCATAGTTTGTGAAAGTAGCTTCAGTCAAAGAACCTGTTTCAGCAGCAGACACAGCCGTTGCTAAACCAACATAGATACTATCGCCCGGTGATGAAAAGCTGAGAGAGTTGTTTTTAAAAATAAAATGCAACAATCTCCTTTCTAGGTAGTTTGTTGCCGCGTTACTTGTTGCCATTTGTCACTCCTTATGTACGAGGCCGATCAGGTAAACCTCTACGGTATGCATCACTATTTTCTCTAGCCTCTGCCAAGTCCTTAATGCGCGATAGTGCCTCAGTAAACTGTTTTTCATACATGGCAAGCATGTCTTGCTCACCTTTCATAAAAGTATACGCCTCGACCAAGGAACCGTAAAGCAAGGCAACCGAAGCGTTGGTGCTTAACCAAGTCGTGCCGGAGTCAGCGCCAGCAGTCAGTGACTCTGGTCTATAGTAATAGTGTAGCTCACAGGTATAGTTACTGTCTGGCGTGGGAGCCAATATAAAGTTGCTAACGTCAAAGTAAGCGTAATACTTTGGAACACCCGTCGTAGCAGGGTTAGGAGTGTACTCCTGTATAAAGTTTACATCCTTCTGTAATAAGAATTCTTTTGAACTGCTATTTGTTATCGACAATGAAAAGGATGCTAAATAATCAGTAGGCACTGACAAGAACGGATCTGAACTTGTTAAAGTGCTATTTGCGTTTTTGCGGAAAAACTCAAGATCAACAAGCTTAAATATACGCTGCTCTGCATTTTTAATAAACGTGGGCAGGTTAGTAACAAAGGATGTTTCCGTATTTTCGGTATAGTCCTGTATCGCTGTTTTTAATTGTGCAAGCGTATAACTCATTTAACTCTCCAGCGTGACAGGTCCGACAGTCGCATTTTCACCACCGCCTCGTGTACTACCGGAGGTTGCTGTCCCCGACGACGCAGAAAAGGTATATGTGTCTCCATCCACAACAGTAATTGAGTAACCATCTGATTTCTCCAACACGGCCTCCGTAAATCCATCAAAGGCTTCGACTTTGCGAAACCTTACAGTATCTGAGGACGAACGTCCATGAGAGGGTTCAATAACAGTAATAACAGCAGAACTTGCAGAACCAGATAAAAAAGGATTAAGACCTAATAAAACAGCCACGGAGACCTCCGTTCTTTGATCTGGTCTAGGATCGTGCAAGGCTTGCGGATCAGGCCCGACACTTGGTGGCTCAAGCTGTGGGTGTTTGGGTTCATACTCATCCGGCCCTACCTTTAAACCATTCCACTCTGTTATCATTTCATTCAAGCGATAACGAAAACCAGATCGGTCTGAGTAGCCGTAAGCATCCTTACCCGAGGCAAACCGTGCCATTAATTAACCCTCAGATATTGAATGCTAGGCTGTAACTTGAGAGCCACACGATCTTCATCCTCATCCGCCGCCCGTTGGAACTCTTCCTCATACAAAACTTTCAGAAGCTGGACACGTTCCGGTGCTTTTTTAAGAGCAGTATAGTACGCAAGACCTGCAACCATGCAGGGTAGAAACCTAAACGGCGCATTAGTTGTGTTGACCAAAGCGTCAGCGTCTTCAATTCGCCTAACATAATAGTACACCAACGTATCTGTTGCGTTTTCTGGAGTAGGCCACAAAATTATTTGTGGAGTTACTTGACGATCATAGAAATATTGACTGGGCCTGCCTTGAGTTGTCTTGTTAGGAA